ATAATATATAATAATATTTTTTATTTATATGACATTTGAAATATTAATAAATAATTCTATAAAAGATGTAACAAAAGAAATTAAAAAAGAAGAAAATATGAAATATATAAAATATGAATTATTAAATCCATTGATTGAACATATTATTAAAGAATTATATCCATATTTCTTAAAATTTATTATTGTTATTGTTATTTTATTTATATTAATAATATTCATAATAGTTCTTAATTTAAGAATAATTTATCATTAATATATATAAATGAGTGGGTTTAATTCAAATGTTGTTAAATGGATTGAATATGATAATGAAATAAAAAAATATAATGATAAAGTTAAATCTATAAAATCTGAAAAATCTACTTTGGAAGTAGATATTTTAACACATATTGAAAATAATAATTTAAAAAATAATGTTTTTAATTTACAATCATATTCTTCTAAATTACAATATAATTCTAATAAATCTTATGAAACTATGACTAATAAATTTTTATTAGAAAATTTTAATAAATATTTCAATGATGAAAATAAAGCAACAGAATTATTAGAATTCCTAAAGAATAATAGAAAATTTGAAAATAAAGTTTGTTTAAAAAGAAATTAATTATACTATTATACTATAATATAAAATGAAAACATTTAAAGATTATCCAGAATTTAAACCTAATCTATCACCACATGAGATTCTTAAAATGGGAGCATTTGGCGGTACATATTTTAGACCTATTTATTCATCTGTAACTAAAAAACACTATAAATCTAAAGATGTTATTGAAGAATATCCTAAATCTTGGTTTAAAGGTATTGATATTGAAAAAATGGTTATTTCACCTAAATATGATAAAAAAATAAATAAATATGGTGTTAAATGTGGTTCAGATTTAGAAGATTGGGAAAAATCTGGATGGATGGATAAACAAGATCCATATGGTTGGTTTCAATGGTACTGTAGATTTTATATGGGAAGACGCACTGATGATGATAAAAGACAAATTAAAAGATGGTTGGCTTTGACTGGACCAAAAGGCCGATTTAAAAATAGATTATTAAATATGATTAAAAAAAAAGATGGTAAGTATGATGACGAGAGTATTTCACCTGTTATTAGACAAACATTATTACATTGGGGATATCAAATAACTCCTGGAGATTTAAAGTAATTTAAAATTCATTCATTAATTTAATTATTTTTTTTAATTTTTTATCATTTTCTAATGATTCATTTTCTCTACTATTTATTTTACTTTTAAAATTTTCTATTGAAATATTACATATATCTTTGTAATTAGGTTCAGGATCTGGTTCTGGTTCTGGTTCTGGTTCAGGTTCAAATGATGGTTCTGGTTCAGGTTCAAATGATGGTTCTGGTTCTGGTTCTGGTTCTGGTTCTGGTTCTGGTTCTGGTTCTGGTCCTGGTTCTGGATCTGGTTCTGGTTCTGGTTCTGGTTCTGGTTCTGGTTCTGGTTCTGGTTCTGGTCCTGGTTCTGGTTCTGGTTCTGGTCCTGGTTCTGGTCCTGGTTCTGGTTCTGGTTCAGGTTCAGGTTCAGGTTCAGGTTCAGGTTCAGGTTCAGGTTCAGGTTCAGGTTCAGGTTCAGGTTCAGGTGTTAATAATTTAATTTTTATACATAAACTTTCTATATAATTATTTATACTTATATATGATTTTGTACCTTTTTTAACTAATCTTAAATCATTTTTATCATTCATAATATCTATCATTAATTTTTTTGTATTTTCTAGTTCTGTTTTACACACATCTAATGTTTTAAGTTCATCAATTTTTTTTAATTTATTTTCATAATAATTTTGAAAATCTTTCTGTTTCTTTTTTCTATCTTTTTCTTCTAATTTAACTAAATCTTTAAAATTTTCTCCAATTAAATATTTTAATTTAGGACCAAAATGTTTCCATGTATCATCAGTTATTTTTTTGAATGTTGTTACACACCAATCTTCATCACATTTAGGATTAATAGGTAATTCTACAAATACTCGGAAGCCTTTTCCATGATTCATTCCAGTAGGTAATCCCCATAATTTAGGTTCAATTCCTGTTAATAATCTCCCACCTCTTCTAACTTGAAAACCTACGCGAAAAGAATCATTTTTTTTCCCAAATAATTCTTCTTCCTTATTAATATGTTCTTTCTCAAAGAAACATGCTTTTATCGGAAACTTATATAATTCTTTTTTATCTTTTTTATCTAATTTTTTCTCTGTAAACATATTATCATCATCATCTACCTTATATACATAGATCATTTTATCTAATATCGGTTTACAACCAAACATTAAATCATTTGGTAAAATATTCATATCACACTCAATTGAACACTTTTCCGGATTAATCCAATTAAATAATTTCCATTTTGTTGTTTTATGACAATTATTATTATATAATCCTTGTATAAAATATGATAATTCTTTAAAATCTGTAAATTTTTTCTTTCTATTTAAATCATTTATGATTAATACTGTTCCTCTTCCTAATTTGTTATCATATTCATTATTATTCATTTTTTGTAAATCATTAAATAATTTTATTTCAGATGGAGTAGCTTTATCACAATTTTCAATATAATCATTGTTTTTCATACATTCTGTCACATTAAATCTTGTTTTTCTATAATCATTAGGACCAAATTTATGAATCATTTCAGCATTATTTCCTAATAATGTTACACCATCTGTTAATCCAAAATTATATTTTCCTAGTTCATTATTATCACATTTATAATGTTGATCACCAACGACTTTCTTTTTACAAAATGCTTTTGAGAATTTTTCTTCATTAAATATACCATCATCTATAATGAATGATTTTCTTTCTTCTAAAATAATTGATCCATGATTTGCATTTCCCCAGCTAGTAGAATTATCAGTAAATTCTCCATATGAAGCAATAGTATCTGGATTATTGCGACGGACTTGTTCAATATCTTGACGGATAGTTTGTTTACCGTCAAGACTCATATTGATTTATTTTTAAATCTAAATTGTAATTTTCAAATTTATTTTTTTCTATGTATATATTATAAAATGAAATCTGGATTTAGTTGTGTTTTAAATGCTTGTATTTATGCTGTTGTATTAAATCTTGTTTTACCGATGATTGCTAAACCTTTCGCGACTAAAGATGAAATTAAACCCCCAAATGGTGCTGATAAATTACCATTTAAATCTCAATTAATGCATATGTTAGTTCATCATGCTCAAGTACCATTGACTAGTTCATTAATTATTGTATTAATTGTTTCACTATCTATCACTCTTGGATATAGATTTAAAATTATTCAATAAAATAATATTCGTTTTATTATTTTTATTAAAAAAATTATATACATAATAATGAAAAAATTAATATATTCTTGTGTTTTTTTTAATAAAAATTATATAAATTTAATATATTTATTACTTACGAGTTATAAGATTTTTGGTGATCCATCAAATGATATAGATTATTTAATATTATGTAATGAGGGATTTAAAAATAGAATACAAGAAATATTTAATATATTAAATATTAATGGAAAAATATGGTGTTTAGATCTAAAAACTATATTTGAAGCAGGATATTCAAGACTTAAAATATTTGATTATCCTGATATTAATTTATATAATAAAATATTATATTTGGATTGTGATATTTTAATTACAAACTCTTTAAATAAAATATTAGATATACCATTAGAAAATAAAATTTATGCTTTAAAAGAAGGCAATACAAATCATGAATTTTGGGGTAGTCAATTTTTTGATAAGAATCCAAATTGTTCAGCATTTACATCTGGTATATTGCTATTCAACAATAATATCATAATTAAAGAATTATTTTCACAAATATTGTTACATATTCATAATCATATTACTAGTATGTTACCTATACCCGTTTGTTTAGATCAACCATTTATAGTTTATCACGCAGTTATAAATAATTTATATGATAATGAAAAATTAATAAATATAGTCGTTAATAATCCAAACAGTTTTAATAGTGAAACTATTAGTCATTTTTCAGGTGGACCTGGTCATTATGAAAGTAAATTAGAAAAAATGACTAACTTTATGAATAATATAATGTTTAATATTAATAAAAATAATTATTTAAAAATACAAATTGATAATTATAAAACTATTTTGAATAATAATAAAAATCATATCGATAAATTATATACCATATGCAAAGAAATAGGAGAAGAAGTTGAAGGGAATTGTTTTACAGAACATCAAAATATTGATAATACAATAAATGAGTTAATTTATAAACAATTAAATCATTTCAGTTTAGGTATGAATGCTACTAATATAATGGAGATAGGTTTTAATGCAGGTCATAGTAGTTTATTATATTTATTAGCAAATCCAAATTCTAAATTAACTATATTTGATATTTGTGAACATAAATATACAATCCCTTGCTTTAAATACTTACAATCAGTATTTCCAGATAGATTACAAATTTTTCCTGGTGATTCAACAAAGACTGTTCCTGAATTTTATACTAATAATTCAAATACAAAGTTTGATTTGATACATATTGACGGTGCTCATTTTGGAGATATACCAAATAAAGACTTTTATAATTCTTTAAAATTGGCATCAGATATTATTATATGGGACGATACTCAATTTAAAAAATTAAATGATTTACTAAATGGATATATTAAGAAAGGGCTTGTTAGTGAAATATTTATGTACAAAACATTAGTTTATCAACATAGAATATGTAGAATAAATCAATTATTAAACAAAAAATATATTATTCAAGTTGGATCACACATTGGAAATACATGGAATGATAAATTATTTAGGAATATAGATCAGAATATTATTTATATTCTAATAGAACCTGTTCCATATTTATACAAACAATTGGTTGAAAATTACAAAAATAAATCAAATGTTATTTTATTAAATATTGCTATCAGTAATAAAACAGGATCATTAACCCTTTACATTCCGTCTGAAAAAAATAACTTTTCAAAATTACCATGTTATGCTTCACAACTTGCTTCTACAAATAAAGAACATTTAAATATTCATATTTCAAACTTAATTGTAGAGCAAATCTCTGTTGAATGTAAAACTTTAAACGATATAATTAAAGAATATAAAATAGAAAATCTTGAAGCAATTTATACTGATACTGAAGGATATGACTATGAAATATTAATAGATCTTAACTTAGAGTTGTTAAAAGCTCCTCCAAAGACTATTTTTTTTGAACACAAGCATCTTGATGGAACTAATAGTGTTAACTTGAATGAGAGACCAAAATATTTTAAATTATTAGAAAAGTTTAAGAGTATGGGTTATTATAAACAAGATAGTGAAGATTGTGAATTAAAGTTAAGGAATAATAATTCGTTAAGGAATAATAATTCATTAATAAACAAAAAATACGTATGGGAAAATTCCAATATTGAATTTTTAGAAAACGGTGAAATGAATGCATTTGGACCAGGTAAATATGAATTTATTAATAAATATTTAGTGAAATGTTATTTTGGTCACAGAGAACATCTATTGAAATTTAATGATGATTATTCAACATTTATTTCAGTTAGAAAAGGTGATTTTAATATAGTTAGAAATGATTTATAAAATAATATATTTTTAATATATAATGACATTACCAAAACATTATTATTCTAATCTTTCTAGAAAAGATAAAAAAAAACAATTAAAATCTTTAAAAAAATCACAAAGATCTTATAAAAAAGGTAAATATGTTTCTAGACCTAAATTAAAATCATTTAAAGAAAAGAAATCATCTTGGACACAAAAATTTCATAAATTACATCCTGAAGCGAAAACTTTAAAACAAATATCTGATGCTACTGGAATACCTAAACCAGCATTATCTGCGGTTAAAAAGAAAGGCATGGGAGCATATTATTCATCTGGTTCAAGACCTAATCAAACTGCTGAATCATGGGGATTAGCAAGAATGTATTCATATATTTTAGGAGGTCCTACTAGAAAAGTTGATAAACATATTACTGATAAATATAATGTTAAGTTTAAATAATTTACATGAACCATCCAGTTATCGCATATCTATTATTACATTTTACTGTATTTATATAATGTGGTAATTCTATACTTTTAATATCCATTAATACTAATTTATTATATTCTGGATATATTGGTATATGTAAATTTTCTTTAGTTATTAAATTTAAATCTCCTCCACAACTTCTATCCCAACTCTCATTTAAATAAATTATAAAAGCATATCTACCTAAATTTATATCATTATGTACTGATAAAAAATCACCTGGTTCAAACTTTGATATAAATATATCTGTAGTTTTTGTTATTTTTTTATTAGTTAATTCAGATATTTGTTTTAAAACTTTTGAACTATTTAAATAATCTTTTATTTCTTTTAAAATGAGTGCTTCATTTTTATATTCATATTTTGAATATGAAAATTTATATGAATTTAATAATTTTAATGAATTTTCTCTTCTATATTTTATATCTTTATTATGTTTAATTTTATCATTACCTATATTTGTTGTATATAACCATTCTTTATCATTTAATATAGTTTTATTAATTTTTTCTATAAAAGATTTATCTAAAAAATTTTTCTTAATAATATAATATGATTTACAATAATATTCTAAAGTAAATAATAAAAATATTATAAATAAAAGTATTAATATTAAATTCATTATAATATATTAAATATTAAATTATCTAAGCATCTTTATCAATCTCCTTTAAAAATCTTTTATGTAATATATTTATTTTTTGAAATATTTTCTTTTGCGTTGTGAAAAATACTATTGCTACTATTATTTCTCCATCATATTCTCTTGTATGTATTTCTCTAAAATTCTTTGTCTTAAACATTAAAGGTACTAAATGACATATTTTTCTAATATAAAATACTGATAATGCTACTATTATAGAATGAAATGATAATTCTAATAATATATACAAAGTACTTTTTGTTTCATCTGGATCTGGAAATAAATAATCCAAATATATTCCAGTTATTAAACATATTACTATATATAATACACTATATTGTATAATTTCAAATAATTGTGTTAATCTATAATCATCAAAATTAACTAAATCTGAAAATTTATTTTTCATATATATAATATTTAATATATTATATATGAAAAATTGTTGTTTATCAACAAATTCTGATAAAAAATGTATTCG